TTGTTGCTGGCTATACACTTTCAGCTTACAACTTCTTAAAGTTTGATCAATCGTATTTGGTGTTGAACGCTGGTGACACTTTGACAATTACATCAGAGGCTGGTTCAACTATGGACGCAACCGTCACTGTTGAAGAATATTTTGATCCAGCTAGTCGTCAATAATTAAGGAAATATATGGCAAAAGAATTATCAGAACAACACAAGAAGTTTCTTGAAGTTTTGTTTGACGAAGCAGGCGGTAACATTAATGTTGCTAAACAGCTTGCTGGATTCTCTATAGGCTACAGCACTCGTCAGCTAACCAACTATCTCAAAGAAGAGATTGTTGATGCTACCCAGCTCTACATTGCAATGAATGCACCAAAGGCTGCGTATGCTGTGGTTGGTGCTATTGATGATCCTACACAGCTTGGTATCAAAGAAAAGATTAATGCTGCTAAAGACTTCCTTGATCGTGCTGGTTTTGTTAAGACAGAGAAGGTGGTTGTTGAAGCAACCAATGGTGTGATGATATTACCAGCGAAAGACCGCGAGGAAGACTGATGAGTGGTTTAGGGGCGTGGGTGCTTCCACAGCCAATAGATACAACAACATATGTTAGCATTCCAAAAATAGGAAGAACTGTTCCGTTTGGTTATAAGGATGGTGTTGATGAAGGATGGCTTGATCCAATACCAAACGAGCTTGAGGCGTTAGAGAAAGCTAAGAAGCATTTAAAGCAGTATTCATCCAGAGATGTTGCAGCGTGGTTGAGTAAGCTAACTGGTAGAACAATATCTCACGTAGGTTTGTTGAAACGAATCAAAGATGAACAGTCCCGTAAAAGAAAATCTTCAACTTATCGCAAGCTTGCCCAGCGCTACGAAGAAGCGCTTAGGAAGGCCGAAGAGTACCAGCAGCGCCTCGGCGTCAAAGAAGAAGACCCCTACCTCAGCAGCGACAAGTACAGAAAAATTAGAGCCAGTTTTGACACCGGCACCCTTGGAAACACAGAACATTGTATTTAAGCCTAACGCTGGTCCTCAGTCTTTCTTTCTAGCAGCGTCTGAGCGTGAGGTTTTGTATGGTGGTAGTGCTGGTGGTGGTAAAAGCTATGCAATGTTAGCTGATCCTCTACGCTATATGGGGCATCCACAATTCTCTGGTTTGTTGTTGCGCCATACAACTGAAGAACTTCGTGAGCTTATCTGGAAATCTCAGGAAATGTATCCAAAGATTTACCCCGGTATTAAGTGGAGTGAGCGTAAGATGCAATGGCAGGCTCCTTCAGGGGCTAGATTGTGGATGTCATACCTAGACAGGGACGAAGATGTGCTTCGTTATCAAGGGCTAGCCTTTAGTTGGATTGGTTTTGACGAGCTTACGCAGTGGCATACACCGTTTGCTTGGAACTATATGCGTTCACGGCTGCGTACTCCTGCAGCAGACCTCCCTATTTTCATGAGAGCAACGACAAATCCGGGTGGGCCGGGTCATGCTTGGGTGAAAAAGATGTTTATTGACCCTTCTCCTGCCAGAAAAGCTTTCAATGCCACCGATATTGAAACAGGGCAGACAATGCTGTACCCAAAAGGTCATAGCAAGGAGGGTCAACCCTTGTTTAAACGTAGGTTTATACCAGCAAGGCTGTCTGATAATCCTTATTTGGCAGAATCTGGTGATTATGAAACCATGTTGTTGTCTTTGCCTGAACATCAGCGCAAGCAATTGCTAGAAGGTAATTGGGATGTAGCGGAAGGTGCTGCATTTCCAGAGTTTAATCGAACTATTCACGTTGTTGAGCCTTTTGACATTCCACAAAACTGGACTAGGTTTAGATCGGGTGATTATGGGTATGGAAGCTACAGCGCAATTGTGTGGTTTGCTGTGTCTCCTAGCGATCAACTCATAATTTATAGGGAATTATACGTATCTAAAGTGCTTGCTGTTGATTTGGCTAAGCTAATTAATCAAGTTGAAGCAAAAGATGGCACAATTAGGTATGGTGTGTTGGATAGTAGTTGTTGGGCTAAGCGTGGTGACAACGGTCCCTCCATTGCTGAGCAAATGATACTAGAAGGCTGTCGTTGGCGTCCTGCTGATCGCAGTGCTGGTAGTAGGGTTGCAGGCAAGCAGCAGCTACATAGGCGCTTACAGACTGATCCGTTTACAAATATGCCAAAGATGGTTATAACAAGTAACTGTATTAATGTTATTGCTCAATTACCTGTAATACCGTTAGACAAAAGAAACCCTGAAGACATTGACACCAAATCAGAAGACCATTTGTACGATGCTATTAGGTATGGCATTATGAGTAGACCACGCAGTAGTATTTGGGACTATAATCCTACCACTTCAAAGGCAGCAGGAATGCCTATGGCTGATAAACATTTCGGATATTAAGGAAAACATGGCAACTAAACAATACACACCAGATACTTCTTTGGCTTTGGCAGACATTAAGAAGGTTGGTGACAATCTAGGATTTACAGGAAGCACTCTCATTCCTTTCATTAGGGAACGGTTTACTCGTGCTGAAGAAGGTCGTCGCGCTGATGAGATTCGTTGGCTTCGTGCCTATCGAAACTATCGTGGTTTGTACGGACCTGATGTTCAATTCACTGAAACTGAAAAGTCTCGTGTGTTTATTAAAGTTACAAAGACTAAGACACTTGCTGCTTACGGGCAAATTGTTGATGTGTTGTTGTCTAACAATAAGTTTCCAATTAGCATTGACCCGTCGGTGTTGCCAGATGGTATTGTTGCTGATGTTCATTTCGATCCTAAAGAACCACCATCCACTGAAAAGCAAAAGTTAAACATCCCTTATGGTGAAAAAGGAAGTGCAGGAATCACTGCAGACTTTAACTTAGACACGCTTGAAGAGCTTCTTGGTTCAATGAAAGATGAACTTAAAGACTTGCCCGGTTTGAAAGAAGGCCCCGGAGTAACTCCAACATCAATTACTTTTAGTCCAGCTATGGTGGCTGCTAAGAAGATGGAGAAGAAGATTCATGACCAGCTTGATGAAAGCAATGCATCAAAGCATCTTCGTTCTGTTGCTTTTGAAATGGCGTTGTTTGGCACAGGTGTAATGAAAGGCCCCTTTGGTACGAATAAGGAATACCCACATTGGGAAGAAGAGGGCACCTACAACCCTTTAATTAAGACAGTACCAGAACTTTCTAGTGTTTCTATTTGGAACTTCTATTGGGACACTGATGCAAATAACACCGACGAATGTCAATATGTAATTGAACGGCATAAGCTTAACCGCTCACAGATTAGAGCGTTGAAGCGTCGTCCATTCTTCCGTAGCAAAGTTATTGATGAAGTTATTGAAGAAGGCGAATCGTATACAAAGAAATATTGGGAAGACGATCTAAAAGACTTTGCTCCAAACTTTGGTATTGACAGGTTTGAAGTGTTGGAATATTGGGGCAATGTTGATATTGAGATGTTGATTGAAAACGACATTGATATTCCTGCAGAACTTGAAAACGAAGGTGAGCTGCAGGCAAATATTTGGTATTGCAACAAAAAGATTATCCGACTTGTGTTGAATCCTTTCAAGCCGTCAAAGATTCCATACTACGCTGTGCCGTATGAGTTGAATCCATATTCTTTAGCAGGCGTTGGTGTTGGTGAAAACATGGATGACACACAGACGTTGATGAATGGCTTCATGCGAATGGCTGTTGATAACGCTGTGTTATCTGGTAATTTGGTTTTTGAAATTGATGAAACCAATCTAGTTCCCGGCCAAGACTTTTCAGTTCATCCCGGTAAAGTGTTTCGTAGGCAAGGTGGTGCTCCGGGCCAAAGCTTGTTTGGTACAAAGTTTCCTAACGTAGCTCAAGAGAATCTTCAGTTATTTGATAAAGCTCGTCAGCTTGCTGATGAATCTACAGGGCTTCCTTCGTTCTCGCACGGACAAACGGGAGTGTCTGGCGTAGGTCGTACAGCCTCTGGTATTTCCATGTTGATGAACGCTGCCTCTGGTGGTGTTAAAACTGTAATTAAAAACATTGATGATTATTTGCTTGGGCCAATTGGCAAAGCATATTTCAACTTCAATATGCAGTTTGATTACGACCCTGAGATTAAAGGAGACTTGGAAGTTAATGCTCGTGGCACTGAAAGCTTGATGGCTAATGAAGTTCGTAGTCAACGACTAATGCAGTTCTTGCAGATTGCTAGCCAACCCTCCCTTGCTCCCTTTGCCAAGTTTCCTTACATCATTCGTGAAATTGCTAAGAGCATGGACCTTGATCCAGAAAAGGTTACTAACAACATGGACGAGGCAATGAAACAAGCGGCTTTGCTGCAGCAACAGCAGGCACCTGCCGCACCCGCAGCACAGGGCGTAGCAGGCCCTCCAAGCGTCGCAGATCAAACAGGCGGTGGTGGTGGCAACATTGGTATTGGAGCGCCTCCTGAGCCGGGCATGCAGGGGTTCTCTGCTGCTCCTCCTGCCGCTCCTGCTCCTGCGGAACCAATGGCATGAAAGAGTATTTAGCTAAGTTAAAACCGTTGGTTAATACGCCTCTTCAATGGCAAGCTTTTGAAGAAATGATTGATCACAACATTATGCAGCACCAACGAAAGCTAGAGCAATCAACAGAGCCAATTGATTTGTATAAGGCACAGGGTGCCATTGCTGCTTTGCGGCATCTTAAGTATTTGAAGGATGAAATAAATGTACAAAAAACGCAAAAGTAAAATGTTTGCCGATGGTGGCATTATGCAAGAAGGTGGAACCGTCGATGAAGTTAGTGGCAATGATGTTCCACCGGGTTCTTTGAAAGAAGAAGTTAGGGATGATGTTGATGCAAAACTCAGCGTAGGAGAATATGTTTTTCCAGCAGATGTCACTAGATATTATGGTATTGCTAAACTTGAAGCAATGCGTAAAGAGGCTCAAGACAGCTTGAAACAAATGGAAGCTGGTGGTCGCATGGGTAATGCTGAACAAGTTTCAGAAGAAGCCATTGATAGCTATGACAACGATGAGGAGTTTTCTAAATCTGTTGATGCTGCAATGAGTGAGCAAGATGGTGAGAATGAATACAATAAGGGCGGGGTTGTTAAAAGCTATGCACCCGGTGGCTCTGTTGGTTACGATCCTGTTATTAATAAAGAAATCTATAAACGTGCCCCTATTAAGGGATTTGAAATGATTCCTATGGAGGACGACAAGGGCAATAGGATTTTTATTC